TATGTCCTTTAGAGATCTTTTAACATCTCCGTCTAATTATTACAGCGCACCTACTCTAGATATATTTGAAAGTCGTATTGGAGATTATATTGAAAATCCAGATGAGTACAATAGAACTAGAAACACAGTCAGCGGTGTTGACCCAGTAACTGGTAAAGTTTACTCATCAACAACTTCACCAAATAAAGTAGGAAAGTCTTTAAGACAAAATACAAAGGACCCATTATTTTTTCAAAATAAAACTACTGTTGTGGTAAACAGTAACGCAATGGCTAGATCATTATCTGAAGCCGCATCTCATCTGGGAAGGTTTAAAATTCCAGCAACGGGTGTTGGACAAGGAGACCCAAGAATTGCTCCTTGGAGAACTATTGAGGTAAGAGGTACTGGAGACAATAGCGATGGCTTTTGGGTTATAAAAAAAGTACAACACTATATGCATGCCGACGGTAGATACCAAGTAGAGTTTGTTTGTGTAACCGATGGGGTTGGTGATAATAAACCTAGTGCATTTAGACCATCTAATGCTGGTACTGTTCCAACAAGAGATGTAAAGAGCGCTCAGGCCAGGGGGAAGGCAACATCCACTAAACTAAGTGCTAAGTCGCCACTAGTGTCTCAAGGATCTGCTGGTTACAAAGTTACCCCAAGAAAGTGGACAGGTAAATAATGGCTGAAAAAGCGATCTCTCTTCCTTTTTTAATTGACCCATATGGTCGAGTGGCTTCAACCCAATCTCAATCAAAAATTTGGTCAGATAAAGTTAAATCAGTATTGGGTACCACATTACGAGAAAGAGTTATGCGTCCTAATTTTGGTACTTTAATTCCTTACTCTCTCTTTAACACAGAAAATACGGCTGCTGTTGAGATAGAGTCAGAAGTAAATAAAGCATTTACAGAACAGTTAGCGTTATTAACTCTGGAAAAGGTTAACGTAACTAGTGATCCATACACAAATGTTTTAACCATAGAAGTAATTTATGGATTGCCAAACGACGAAATAGTAAGTACCGTCGTCGGATTGGTTCTTGTTCAAGGTACTAAACCAATCTATGAGGAGTTGTTATGACCATAGCCCCAGTATCTAATATCCCAGTATCAGTTGATTATACTGGTAGGGATTATTACTCACTTAGAGAGTCACTGATTGCCAGAATTCAAGATCGAATTCCTGAATGGACAGCAGCAGATCCCGCAGACTTTGGTGTTGCTTTAATTGAAGCCTTTGCATATATGGGAGACCTAGTCTCTTACTATATTGATAGAACCGCTAATGAGGCTTTCTTAGCGACTGCTACTCAAAGAGATAGTATTTTAAATATTGCTTTAACTTATGGCTATACTCCCGCTGGTTATAGAGCAGCGACTGTTGATGTTATATTCTCAAACACATCAGAAGAAGCGGTAACGATACCTGCAGGAACTGTACTAACTGGAACAGTTGTTATTGAAGACACTGTCGAAACCGTTTACTTTACTACTGATGCAGAGGCTGTTGTACCCGCTATTGATGGAGAAACTCCTGGTACCTATACGGTGGGAGCAACACAGGGACGATCAGTAATTCTTGTTGCTGAAGATGTAAATACATATGGAGAACTAGTTGGTACATCAGATGGAACTCCAAATATGTCTTTTGAACTTGGAGAGATCCCAGTAGTTGATGGAACAATTGAAGTATTTGTACAAGATGGAGACATCTTTTCTAAATGGACACAGGTGCAACATTTACTAGATTACGGTCCAACAAACCTTGTTTACTCGGTATTTTCTGACTCAGACAATATTGTTAACATAAATTTTGGTGACGGTGTATCGGGAGCAATTCCTACAAACTACTCAGAAATTAGAGTTAGGTACACTGTTGGTGGAGGATCTGTTGGAAACATATCAGCCAGTACTTTAGATAGTATTGATTATCTTCCTGGGTTATCAGAGGGTGAAACAACCGCAATTCAAGGTGCAATTACTTTAACAAATGAAACTGTAGGATTGGGTGGTTCAGATCCTGAAAGTAATGAACAGATTCGTATTGCTGCTCCATCATCTCTGCGTTCAGGAAATAGAGCCGTAACATTAAAAGATTTTGCTGATCTTGCGGTTTCAGTAAGTGGAGTAGGAAAAGCGAATGCAACTGCAGATGTTTGGACATCGGTGACTCTATACCTTGCTCCAACTAGAACAGCGCAAGACACTGACATTGCTCCTGGATTAGATGACAATGAAGATCCTACAGCAGAGTTTGATAGACTTGAAGAAGATGTGTCCGAGTATCTTGCTGACAAAACATTAATTGGAACTACTGTAACAATTCAACCTCCTACATATGTTGACGCAGTTGTTACTATGGAATACACAAAACTAGAAACCTATACAACTGAAGAAGCAGAAGAAAACATAAAGAATGCTTTGCTTACAGGATTTGGTTATATAAACATGGCATTTGAAGACACGATTTATCCTAGAGACATTGAGTTTGTAGTTCAACAAGCACCAGGTATCGAAACTGTAACAGTTACTGCTCTTTTTGAATTTGGAGCAGGATCTTCTTTAACAACGCTAATAGGAGAACCTGATGAAATATTTCGTTTCATAGAAGAAAATGTAAACCTTAGTGAGATTTAATGAATAAAGATAATCTGTACTTTGGAATATACAGGGGAGTTGTTAAAAACAATAGGGATCCAAAAAATCAAAGACGTCTAAAAGTTTCTATTCCACAACTTACAGGAACAGAGATAACAGATTGGATTGATTCTGTAGAGCCTTCTAATTTAAGTATTGACGTTCCTGTTATAGGTCAGGGTGTTTGGATTCAATTTATTGGCGGTAGTTTAAACTACCCTATTTGGATTGGATCATTTGGTAAAAACCAGGGTAAGAATAAAAAGATATTTATTAAACCCCTGGCTAATACAACCTCTTTAACTGGACTATCGGCTCATGTTATAACTGTTAAAAAATCTGATGGAACCACAGAAGTTGATTTAACAGCCACAGTTATGGCATTGGCTAATAAGGTCAAGACATTGGAAACAAACCTAACCACCGTAAAGAATACTTTGGCAACCAGAACTGCTGGGGGCCATACTCACGGGGCGAATGGATAATAGTTAAGACAGTAAATAAGGGGCAAACAAGAGAAAATAGACCGTTAGGTCTGAGAGGAAATTAAGTGACAGCATCATATCCAGCATCGGTAAAGTCCTTTACTACAAAGGTTGACTTTACTGACACCGTTCTGGCCGAACACGTTAATAGCCTTCAAGAAGAAGTAAATTCTATACAGGCTAACCTCGGAACTAATATAAAGACAGGCTCTGGTGGTGTAGGTAACTATGACACCGTAACTACGGCTTGGAATACTTTAAAAGATAGAATTACTAATATTGAGTACGGGTTAACAGATGTCTGGGGAGCAGTCCCTGTTGGTGGAACTACTGGTCAAGTATTAACAAAATCATCAAGTAGTGATTATGCAACTTCTTGGACAACCATAGATGCCTTGCCCTCTCAAACTGGAAATAACGGTTACTATTTAACAACTAATGGCGCAAGTGCATCTTGGGCTCCAGCAAATACTCAATCAGATAACTTTAGTCAGTTCTTGCTTTCTGGCTGTTAAGGGGATTCCCTAGTGGCAAAATATGGCGTAAATTATTACGGCTCATCTAGTTATGGGTCTTTTGTTAATCTTAGATTCTCTGTTCAACCAATGTCGGTATTGGCAACTGAACTTGAAACCGTTTCATCTTTTGCAAAAGTATTAGTCAGATGGCAAACACCTAGGGGAAATTTTACTAGAATTAGATTAGTAAGAAATCAGGCTGGTTTTCCTGAAACTGCTGAAGATGGCGTAATTATTTACGACGAACTTGCGACAGAAGGAACTGTTAGTAGAACATCAATAATAGACGGAGAAGAAAACCCGACAGACATACCCTTGGTGCCTGGTAGACAGGTTTATTATAGAATGTTTTTGTTTACTGAAACATTAGTTTGGAAAGTTGCTGGTTCTATAACAGCGATTGTTCCATCAGACCACGGTATTCAAGATAAATTTATGGCAACTCTTCCAAGAGTTTTTACAAGCAAATCTCAAGAACCTCTGGGCGCAGTTGATGCAGATTCTGATCTTTATAAATTTATGTCAGGATTAACTTTTGCTCAAGAAGAATTATACACATTAATTGATTTATTAAAACCAAGACATACAGGATTAGAAACTCCTTTTGAATTAATACCTGCAGAAGTTACAAACTACGGATTACTTTCAGAATCTGCTTTGCCAATTAAAAATCAAAAAAGGTTAATTCGTGAAGCCCTATATATGTACACTCATAAAGGAACTGAAAACGGTATTGAAAGATATGCAGAGTCTTTAACTGGATATGCGCCAACAATTACTGTGTCTGAAAATTTATTATTAACAGTTCAGGATTCTACATTTTACGGAGGTGTTGGTAACTGGGTTGCTAGTAGCGCAGTGCTAACCTCTAGCACTGAGCAAGTTCCTGACTCAAATACAAATCAAATAGATACGACAAAGACTGGAAAGATAGTTGCATCTGGATCTGGCAGCATGGTGCTGGGTGCTACAAACATAATTACAAAAGGTGTTCCAGTATTACCTAGCACTGGATATGTGGTTTCGTGCAAATTAAAGTCTCCTGCAAGTGCAGGTAACATAACTTTATCGGTAAGATTTTATGATAAAAATGGAGTAGCAACATCTGCTGCTAACACAGCGACAGCGGTGGCTGCGAACAACACTTGGAAGTCTGCTAGTAAAACAGCAACTTCTGATGCAACATCTAAGTACGCAATAATTACTATTGCTTATAGTGCCGCTGGTACTTACTACATAGATCAAGTGTGTATGCAGACGGGAAGTTCAGTTGTATATGATGAGGCCAGGGCTATAGACGTATTCTTAGAACCAACAAAAACAAATTATATAAATAATCCATCTTTTGAAGTTGATGATTCAAGTTGGACAATAACAGCAGATGATGTAACTTTATTGGAAGAAGACGTTCCGCAATCTGAAAGTTCTGGAGAATACTCTATTAAAGTTGATAACACGTCTGGCGCTACTTTTGAAACTGAAACTGATGTTGAAATATTAAATAGAGATACCTATGCAACTTTGTCTTTTTATGCCAAATCAAGTGTTGAAGATTTAGATACTACAATTACTCTTACTGCTTTAGATAATCTTGGATCTGGGGAAATTGAAGGAATAGAAGAGGTTACGTTATCCACAGAGTGGGCAAGATATACTGCAACTATCTATATAAATGACACAGATATACCAGCATCTCCAACTGGAGAGTTATACTTTAGAGTGAACATTGAAACAGACGCGGACTCTGGTAGTGAAGTCTGGCTAGATGATGTTCAATTAGAGTTAACTCAAAAAGCCACAGATTTCTTTGATGGTAATCTACCTGCTGAATATGGAGCGGTTTGGCAAGGAACTGAAAATGACTCTCCAACAAGGTTATACACAAACAAGACTAAAAAAATCCCACGTCTATACAAGACCCTGAATGACTGGGTACCTCAAAATACCTTCTGGAGAGTTAGATCATACGACGGTTTGGAGGCTACTAACCTTACCGTGTAGGATCTGGGGCTATGACTACAGACATAGTTATCTCCGTAATACTCACAGGAATGGCAGTTACATATGTAATTGAATTCCTAGACCTGTTTATCTCTGGCTTTATTACTAAGCCAACTCTAAATAAGTACTTTGCATTGCCCCTTAGTTTCTTAGGTCTTTGGGTGCAGATAGATTTGTATTATGACTTTTTTGTATTAGTTCCTGCTGCGACATTTGTTTCATTAGCAATTGGCATGTACTTAAATAAGCCTGTTATTGTTAAAGCGCCAAATAGACTCTCTCAATTATAGGAGCAAAATGAATATTGCAGTAATAACTTTTGAAGACGTATGCGTTGATGAAGGAATAGCGGCCTTACTAGAAAAGTATGGAAAGGAGCAGGAACTACGCATATCTATTCCAGTAACGGGAAATGAAAATCATTTTGCTGAGAGTGTGATGGATCTATGTAAAGAACATAATGTAAAAGTAACGTGCTTTATTATCAATGCCATAGATATTGACCACATTCTTATCGAAGCAGATGACATAGTTATTACTGATAATCCAGTAAAGGAAATTATTCGTCAGATCACCCCAGACGATGTCTTAGGTATTGTTTGGGACAATTCGCCCCAAGCCCACATTGTTCTTGCATCAGTTGAGGACTTTGGTATTGAGGTATGGGATATAACAAATGGATTAGATAAGATCGAAGTCGACTACTCAGAAGAGAGTAGCGATGAGTTATACACGGCAATGATGGATAGTATGGCTGTCTTTGTGGAACACATGGCTGACTACATAATGACTACAGTGCTAGACGTTTTGGCCATGGAGGTAGCAAAACGCATAGAAGAAAATGAAAAAGATATAGACCCATTTAAGGACAACAACCCTTGAGAATTCCTTTTAAGGCTTATTCGGCCAACCTAACCGATTATCAGTTCCGACTGCTGGCTGTGTTATGCCACTTAGCGGGCTCCAAGGGCCGTTTTAAGACCTCAGTAGAGGAGTTATGTAGACTTACCAACAAAACATCAGACCGAACCGTAAGGACGGCCTTGAAGGCTCTTGAGCGGGATGGGTTTATAGTCCGTACCCCAAGCAAGAGGGCTAATGGATTTAAAGGAATGGACTGGTACGAAGTGGTAGAAAATTACCGCACTACAGAATCTAGTGCAGAAAATTACCGCACTGAGAATTACCGCACCTCACATGACTATAAGTCACATAGCAGTATGACTAATAAGTCATTAGTACCTAATAGTAAAGATAGTAATAAATTAAAAGATTCTGAATCCAAGGGGATTCTAATGAAAGAGATAAGAGTACCTATGAGACAATACGAAGATGATGGAAGCAATCTGGCAGGCTTTGGGTTGGTCGAGCCTAAAGATGCGCCACAGCCTAAGATCAGAAAATCCGATCCTAAGACTAGGGGACGACGACCAGAGCATGAGTGGACCCCAATGGATGTCGCTGCAGAGTTTTCTTATCGTGTCGGTCGGAAGTACCCCTTACTCCCTGGAACAGTTAGCGTCAAGCAACTCTCAGGAGCCCTTGCTAAATTTAGAAAGCAATATGACACCAACGCTCTAATTGAGTTAGAGTTACTTCGTCTGTTTATGGCAGATGAAAGAAACTTCCAGAACATTGGTGATGAGGCTCCAATGTTGTACAAGATGTTTCTCGCTTCTTTTGGCAAGAAGATGAATCAAGCCAGAGAAAATCTTGGCTTAAATAAAATTAACGCCCCAATCGATACAGCAGTTAAGATGGAGACGTTACAAGCAAGCGATGGACGTACTTTCCAGAATTCACTTTCTGGTAGAGCACAACTAGCACGATACGAAAAACGACTAAAGGAGAATGCAAATGGCTAAGAAGGTAGTAAAAACATTTACTGCAAACTTAAATAAGAACACTGAAAAGGGTGGCGCATGGATGGCAATCATCAGCATCACTACAGAAGGCATGGATGGCACAGAGACATTGAATATGGCCGCATGGTCTAATGCCTCAGCAGGCAAGCGCTGGGTTAAGAGCCAAGTGCAAGCACTTACACCACGCAAGAGCGTGAAGATGATTGCAGGCGATGGTAAGGATGCTAAAGGTAAGCCAACATCATTTGTTGGTGTTGTTACTTTTAAATCTGCCTAATGCTTGAGTTCAGTTTCTTCTGTCCTTCTTGTAAGGAGAAGGTTCACGGCGTTGCAACTGAGCGAGATAGTATGGATTTAGATTTACGGTGTTACTCTTGTAATACCGATTGGGAAAAGGTAATTGTAGACAGGGGGAATGATGAAGGATAGATTAGTTTATCCAACTGATAACAAGGTGCTTAGATTTTTTGGCGATGTAATGTTAACGCTTGGCACTTGGTTTGTATCAGTCGGAAGTAAGTACGGCGGTCTATATGAGTTCGAGTTTGAAGACGACGATGTATGACATCAATCAACTATCTGCTCTAAAGAAGCACTGGCTACTTCGTAACTCCAATATCCCACGTCGCTTCCTCGGCCTTGAGCCACAAGACCTTGTGGACAGAGCGGGATCCTTTCCTGACGAGGTGACTACGTGGATTGATGACTGTGTTAGTGGTCAGATCATTAAGCAGATTGGCAACATCGGAGTTAATGGTGTCGGTCTTCTATTTGATGGCGGACCTGGAATTGGTAAGACGACCCATGCAGTAGTTGCCGCTATGGAGTTTGTTAGAAGACTTCCTGATAATGATGCAGAGGCCGCAAGGGTACTGGGCATGAGTGCATCTGACTTTGGTATTGGGGCTCGTCCCGTGTACTACATGACTTACCCAGAGTTCTTATCTAGAAAGAAATCGACATTTGATTCAGACCTTGATGATAAGAAGCAGGCCGTGTATGAGATAGATGGCTTTCATGGCAGATCTAAGTTTGATTGGTTAAATGTAAGAATTCTTGTAATTGATGATCTAGGAAAAGAATATGGTTCAAAGTACGATGACACATCCTTTGATGAGATACTTCGTCTTAGATACGACAAGGCTCTGCCAACAATCGTCACCACCAATGTACGGTTAGAAAATTGGGAAGCAGAGTACAAGGAAGCGATGGCTAGTTTTGCTCAAGAAGCCTTCATAAGAGTTCCTATAGTCGGAGCAGACTTGCGAGCCGCACAATGAAAGGTATGAGCATGGAGAGTCCCTGGAGAACAGTTCAACTCTTTATCTCATCTCAGGCTGCTGGCGTGTTTGAAGTTGAGGTTGATACAGGAACAAAGAAAGTTCGTTGTAACTGTCCTGTCTGGAAGAAGACGCTCAAGTGTAAGCACGTTAACTTTGTAAACAAGAAGATGCAACTGAACAAGGGTCACTATTCAATACTTGTTCCAAGTGAAGTTCCAGAAGAGTTAGCCCAACAAGCAAACGTAGATCCTAAGACGTTTCGTGATTTTGTAGTTAGGTATGCTAAAGTCGAGGTACTATGAAAAACGGAGACATATCAAACGTCTCCTCTCCACAAGTAGTGTGTGTAACAGATGTAGTAATAAACTTAATAGAAGAAGTAACAGGAAAACTTTTTCTTACAAGAGTTAATTACAAATTAGGAGACATACAGTTAGAGGGGGCTCATAAACTTTGGAAGTTGTCTAACGACTATGGTCTGTCACTTGAGTTAGTAGGATACGCAGACGCAGGTTGGACCGAAGAGTTACTAGACAAAGCCTTTGAAAAATTAGAACGGGAGATAGTAAACCCATTTAACTACTGGCAGTTATACGCTGACCCAGATGAGTTAATTAGGAAGATTCCATACCGTGCTAATCTTCGTGGCGTGGTTGATATACCTGGTAGGGTAGCAAGATATGGATCAGCAGGAGTAGAACTAAAGAACTTGTAAGAGGGGGCAAAAATGGCGGCAGATAACGAACACCGTTTAGTTAGCAAGATAATACGTGATAGAGACATTGTCCCTGCTCTTCAACGGGGTGTAAATGAGTCTTGGTTTTTAGATGATGAAAACCGTAAAGCATGGGCTTTTGTTAGAAAACATTACGGCGAATACAGTGAGGTTCCAACTGCTGTAACCGTTAAAGATCACTATCCAAACTATAAAGTATTAGATGTACAAGATAGTGTTGATTATCTATTAGACACGATGGTCGACTTTCGTCGAAGACTTCTTACTCGTCAAGGACTAGAGACTGCTGTAGAACAATTACAAGAAAACAATCATGATGCTGCGTTGATTGCTATGGAAGCAACCATCACCAAAGTAAATGAACAAGGTGTTCTTGGAACTCACGAAATAGATTTAACAAAAAATACTGAACAACGTTATAAAGATTATCAAGCATTACAGAACGAAGAGTTTTTAGGTATACCAACTGGATTTTCAAAGATCGATGAAGCCACCGCAGGATTACAGGGCGGTCAATTGATAACTATTATTGCTCCCCCTAAAACTGGTAAGTCTCAAATTGCTTTAAAGATGGCAGTCAATGTACACACTCAAGGATTTATTCCTATGTTTCAATCTTTTGAGATGAACAACCACGAGCAACAACAAAGACACGATGCAATGAGAGCAAACATATCTCATAGCAGATTACGACGTGGAAAGTTATTACCAGCCGAAGAAGACAGGTATATAGAAGTATTAAATAAGATGGAGACAGAACCTTCTTTTCATTTAATTGATGCTGTAAGCGGTATTACTGTCTCTGCTTTAGCAGCCAAGATAGAACAAACAAAACCAGACATAGTATTTGTAGATGGTGTCTACCTTATGTTAGATGAGGTTAGTGGTGAGATGAATACTCCTCAAGCCATTACAAACGTAACTAGGTCTTTAAAAAGACTTGCCCAAAGAATTAATAAACCAATAATTATTACTACACAAACTTTATTATGGAAGATGCGTGCAGGAAAAGTTACTGCAGACTCCATTGGATACTCATCATCCTTTTTCCAAGACTCTGATGTAATCCTAGGCCTTGAACCAATTGAGGAAGATGAAGACATAAGGTTGTTAAAAATTGTGGCAAGCCGTAACTGTGGCCCCAGTGAAACTGCTTTAACTTGGCGATGGGAAACAGGTTGTTTCCACGATGAAGAACAGATGTTGAAATGTAAATTCTGTTCTGATTGGGGCCGTGTGTGATTGATGTAGAGAAGGTTTTACTCTCTTTAGAGTTACCCCTGTATGCCCAAAGAGGCGCTGAAGTAAATGGTCTTTGTCCAATGCATAAACAAAGAACAGGTAAAGAAGATCGAAGACCTTCTTGGTGGATAAACAGCGAGACTGGTGCTCACATTTGTTTTTCTTGTGGGTATAAAGGAAACATCTACACTTTAATTGCTGACGTAAAAGGAATTGATTATCACGATGCTCGTGATTACGTAGATGATACTGCTGAAAAACCTATAGATTCTTTAATGAAAAGAATAAAAGAACTACCACAATACGTACAAGCAGAACCAGAACAAATACCTATGTCAGAGGCTCGTTTAGTTGTGTACACCGACGCACCAGACATAGAGTTAAAGAAAAGATTTTTAAAGAGAGATGCAGTAGATTTACACGGAGTTATGTGGGATGTAAAAAACGAAGCATGGATTTTACCTATTAGAGATCCTGATGACGGCTCACTCTGGGGATGGCAAGAGAAAGGTGCTCGTGGACGTTTCTTTAAGAACCAACCAGCAGGAGTAAAGAAATCTAAAACTGTATTTGGTGTAGAGATATTAACTTCAACACATGACTTAATTGTTGTTGAATCCCCGTTAGATGCGGTTCGTCTTACTGGGTTAGGTTACACTGCAATCTCAACTTTTGGTGCAATCATTAGTGAAGATCAAGCAAAGATTATGAGACGAGCATCAAAGATTATTGCAGCATTTGATAATGATAAGGCTGGTCAAACTGCCAATGAACAAATGCATGGTTTTTCTAGAAAGTATGGATTAGAACTTTCTTACTTTAACTACACAGGTATTGAAGTAAAAGACGTTGGCGATATGACTGAGGAAGAAATTGAACGAGGTATAAAACTTTCAAAAACATCTATCTTAGGTAAAGCAGCATATCTATGATGGATCTTAGAGATAAAGATCATCCACTTGAAGTGTGTGTTTGTGGTTCCACATTGTGGAATGTAAAAGCAATGTTTGAAGATGGAGAAATTTCTTTGTATATGTTAGACATGGAGTGTGTGTTATGCGGTGCTCTAGCCACTGCGCCAACACCAATAGATAATGTTTAAAGGAAATTTAAAACCTTATCAACCAGAGGCAGTAGACAAAATGGTTAACCGTAAAAAGATGCTTGTGGCTTATGAAATGGGACTTGGCAAAACTTGTATGACAATTGCTGCTTTAGAAAAACTAAAGGAAAATGAAGAACTAACTAAACCAATTTTAATAATTGCTTTATCTAGTTTAAAGTACCAATGGGAAAAAGAAATAACTAAGTTTTCTGATGCTAGAACAACCGTTATTGACGGTTCTAAATCAACTCGTGCAGTTCGTTGGATGCGTGACATGGAGTGGAAAGAACACACTGACTACATTATCTGCAATTACGAAACAATAGTAAATGATTGGGATCTTATTAAAGATTATGAATGGGGCGCAATTGTTTGTGATGAAGCGACAGCCATTAAAGGCTTTAGATCAAAACGTTCAAAGGCTGTAAAAAAATTATCAACAAATGTTCCTATTAGATTTGCTCTTACTGGAACTCCAATTGAAAATGGAAGACCCGAAGAGGTTTATAGCATTATGCAGTTTGTTGATCCAACACTCTTAGGTAGATTTGATTTGTTTGATCAAACCTTTATTGTTCGTAACCATTTTGGTGGAGTTCAAAGATATCGCAACCTTCCTATCTTTCATGAAAAAATGAAGAGTGCATCTGTTCGTAAACTTCAAACTGATCCAGATGTTGCGCCCTATCTACCAGACACTATTTATCGTGATCCAATACAAATAACTTTTGATAATAAAACTTCTAGTTTGTATAACTTTATTGCTGATGAACTTAGCCAAGAACTATATGAAGCGCAACAACTGCTAGGTGCAAACTTTTCTTTGTTAGCACACTATGGTCACGATAGTAAACCAGGAAGTCCTGCAGATATGCTTAGAGGATCTATCATGTCTAAAATAACTGCTTTAAGAATGTTGTGTGATCACCCAGACCTATTAAATAATAGTGCTGTACTTTTTGAAAAACAATTAGGAACAGGCAGTGCGTATGTTTATAGTTTAAAAGAAAGAGGACTGTTGGATGGAATAACCAAATCATCCAAATTACAAGAATTAAAATCTTATGTTCTAGATCATTTAGATACCGATCCTGAAGCAAAGGTTGTGGTCTTTACATCTTGGGTTGGAATGTTATATTTAATACAAAAAGAAATAGGTGGAACTTTATACACGGGGGATATGAATGCAAAAGAAAAAGAAGCCAGTAAAGAAAAGTTTTTAACAGATCCAGAATGTCGAGTATTTATTTCATCTGATGCTGGAGGTTATGGAGTAGATCTTCCAATTGCTAATCTTTTAGTTAACTATGATTTGCCATGGTCCGCAGGGCTGTCTATTCAACGGAATGGGCGAATTAAAAGAGCATCAAGTCGATGGCCAAGCATCATTATTCAAGATTTTATTGTTTTAAATTCTATTGAAGAAAGGCAACATGAGATGCTACAGCAAAAAAATGCCGTAGCAGACGCTGTTATGGATGGTGAGGGCATAAATGCTAAAGGCGGAATTGACCTAACGGTAGGAAGTCTGATAGGTTTCTTACAGAAACAACGACCTTGAGGGGGTTAACATGGCAAGAGTAAAAGAAGAAGAACCAAGAGTACCTGCAGTAGATGATCTTGAATCGCAGGCCAAACAATACATCTTCTTTAAAAAACAAGTAGAGTACTTTGAATCAGAGTTAAAGTCTTTAAGAGAAAAATTATTTGAAGACATAGACGCTAATGGTGAAGTTGATGGAAGTGGAAATCTTTTTGTTGAGTTGTCGTCTGAAATAGACGGCGTAACTATGTTACAAAAGCAGAAGAGAGTATCTCGCAAAATTGATCCACAAATGGCTGACAACCTAATCGTTTCTAAGGGTTTAGAAAATGAACTCTATAAAACTATTCAAATCATTGATGAAGATGCTTTAATGGCTGCATTGTATGAAGGAAAATTAACTGAAGAAGAAGTTGATTTAATGTATCCACAAAAAATTGTCTGGGCTCTAATTTTAAACAAGAGGTAATTATGGCTGGACTACGTGGAGATGATGAGATTCTAGAAGCATTTGCTGACCTAGAATACATACCAGGTTCCAAAAGAAAGCGCCGTGAAGAAGATC